CGAGTGCTCGGCGATGGCGACGGATATGTTGAGCGCGCACTTCGACATTCACGGCGGTGGGATGGACTTGCAGTTCCCGCATCACGAAAACGAGATCGCGCAGAGCGAGGCGTGGTCGGGCGAGCCATTCGTCAATTACTGGATGCACAACGGTTTCGTGCGCGTGGACGACGAGAAGATGTCCAAGTCGCTGGGCAATTTTTCTACGGTGCGTGACGTGCTTAAAAGATTCAAGCCTGAAGTTGTTAGGTACTTTATCCTGTCAAGTCATTATCGTAGCCACATAAATTATACAAATAATAATCTTGAAAGCGCCCGCGCGTCTCTAACTCGGCTTTATAATTCGTTAAAAGATATGCCTCATCAGGTGGAGACAAGTGACGACTACGAAAAAAGATTCAATGATGCGATGGATGATGATTTTAATACTCCAAAAGCACTGGCCGTATTACATGAACTGGCAACAGACGTAAATAATGGAAGTAATAATTCTTCCCAGATCAAGAAGTTAGGTGGTGTTCTTGGCTTACTGCAAGATGACAAATTCTTAAAAAGTGAAGTGCCCGAAAGAATCCAGGCACTAATTCAGAAAAGAACTAATGCGAGATTAATGAAAGATTGGGAAAAAGCCGACAGAATTCGCAAAGAAATTGAAGCAGAAGGCATATTTCTTATGGACAGACAGGAAACAACAACATGGCGTACAACACTATTAAGGAGATGATTTTATGGCTCGATATGAAGATTTAACTGTAGGAAAACTACGGGTACAGAATGGTATCAAGGGTAACGCTGGCGAATCTCTATTGGGAAGCCAGCAGGCAGCGGTTGCTAATGCGGTTGCCAACCATACCGTTACGGTAACGTTCAGTAATACGGAAGTAAAGGGTCATTTGGATGCGTTGGGTGCTAAGGTAAATAGCATTTTGGCAGCATTGCGTGCGCACGGCATCATCGCGACGTAGGCTTACTTGTTGATGCTGTACCAAGACCATAAAGATATACAACTATTGGAAGCTCTTGATAGAGCGAAAGACCAGCAAGACTTTTGCAGAGTCTTGGGCTGGCTTCGCTCATGTCTGGAGACACAACGTCGTGAAAACGACTACCTCGAAGGCGTAATGCTAAACCGTAGTCAAGGCTGTTGTCTGACGCTGCAAAGCATCATTACAGCGGTTGAAACTTCCAGCGATGTATTACGCAAGATGAGGGATAAAGGCAGATAAGGATCGTTTGCCGTTACGAATCAAGCCGCCTTGCAAGCGGCTTTTTTTGTGCCCGTTACAAAGCGTTTGCAATTCCTGGGCTCACTTACTGGAGGCATCCGGCAAGGTGAATACCGAGGATGCGCTGCGCTTTGTCCATTTATCCAATACCCGTTTGGCTAGCGAAAGCTAAGACCGAGGGCTGGAGTTAGTTATGAGCGAAACAGAAACCCTTCAACCGTTAAGCGGTGGTGAAAGCGTTGAGCAAGTAAAGGAGGAATTGCGCAAGTCGAATGCGCGTTACGAGTTTCTACAAGGAAAATACAACGCAGAAATAAAGGAAAAACCGGATGAACTCCGGCAGCAGATAGATCGGTTGAGTCAGGAAATGCAGCGCTTCCGCGCGGAAAGCGAACGTTTGCGGCAGGAAAACGAAAGCCTCAGACATCAATCTTCCAACGGAAACTCTGACTACCTGCGTGAGATACGCGAGAACTATCCGGATATTGCGACCGCTTTCGATGAGCAGGGGAAACAGTCCCGCGCCAAAGAAGGCGAAGTTCAAAAGATGAAGGATGAGATTTCGCGCCTTACAGGCAGCGTCGATCAGTCGCAGAAAAGTATCCACGCATCTAACCGTGCGCAGTTCTTTGAGCGGCTATCCGAGAAGGTGTCGGACTGGGAAGAAATCAACGTGCAACAGTCCTGGATTACATGGCTGGGGCAACGGGATAAATACTCAGGCCGGACCCGACAGGAATTACTCGACCAAGCCGCAAATGAACTCGACGTAAAGCGCGCTGCGACTTTCTTCGAAGACTTCAAGTCGCTCAACAAATCCGGGCAGGAAAAGCTTGCGGATCAGGAACAGCCTGATCTTGGGAGCAGAAATCCGCCGCCTGGGGATTCAGCAAAGCCTACGTATACACGCGAGTGGATAACCAATTTTGGAAACAAGTTGGCAATGCTTGGCCGCGAGCGGTTCAAGCGTGACATGGGCTGGACTGATCAGCAAATACAGTTCGCGGAACGGGACATCGTTGTCGCGCAAGACGAGGGCAGAATCCGGTAAGCCTTTAGGCGGACCGGCTGCTCAAGGAAACCAACCAAAGAGGAAATAAGCAATGGCTTATCCAGTAGCAGCAGGTTCGCCCGGTTATTCGCGGATTACGATCCCGGAAATTTGGAGCTCAAAATTGCTCGTAAAATACTATGACTCCTCAGTCATGGCATCGATCAGTACTCGAATGTACGAAGGTGAAATTAGACAGAAAGGCGAGGTAGTAAAAATCCGCACCACACCGAATGTAACTATTCGGCCGCACGTCGATGGCCAGAAACTAATTTATGAAAATCTAGTCCCTGACGTGATTGATCTGCCTATCGACAAGGGCAACTATTGGGGCTGGATCAGCAAGGATGTTGCTAAGAAACAGTCCGATAGCACGTATATGGAAGGCTGGACTGAGGCGGCGGCAAAGGATTTGCAGGTAGCTATCGAAACCCCGATTTTGCAGAGCTTCTACGCGGATGCTCATGTCAAGAATCAGGGTGCTACGGCAGGCATTAAGTCTGGCAACGTGAATCTTGGTGTTACCGGCGCTCCAGTTGCGCTGGACAAGACAAATATCGTCGATGTTATTACGCAGATGGAGCAGGTGCTATCTGAGCAAAATGCGCTGAGCAACAACATGGGGTGGATTGTGCTGCCACCTTGGGCAATCCAGCGTATAAAAACCAGTGATTTAAAAGATGCCTCCATGACTGGTGACGGCGTGTCTATTTTACGTCGTCGTGATGGTCGAGTCGGTATGATTGGATGTTTTGAGGTGTTCGTCAGTAACTTGCTTTCGCAGGTTACGGACGGCGCTAATACACCAACCCATATACCGTTTGGCAATATGGACGGTTTGACCTTTGCTACTCAGTTGACCGAGAACGAGGGGCCAATGCGTAGTACGGATTTCTTCGGTAACTTGTACCGTGGCCTCCAGGTTTACGGCTGGAAAGTTCTAAAACCAGAGGCAATCGGCCACCTTTACGCTAGACCGGCGTAATTCAATCCACAATGGGAATACAAGTCGCTGATGCGGCTTTTTTATGCCCGTCTATAAAGAGGTGAAATTATGGCAACGTACGACTTAACCTTGGGAGGCAGTCTGGCAACTCCGGGCACTCAGCCTCCGGCTGCCGTCTGGATCGAGGGGGTAGTTGACTTCTCGAAAGTAAATTCAGGCGCTGGAGCCGCGCAAAATGACGTAGTGCAGGTAGTCAACATTCCGGCAAATACGTTCGTGTTGGGTGTGGTTGTGTTTGTGACTAAGGCATCTACCAACGCAGGCACTGTTAATGTAGGTGATGGCGTAGCCGCTACCAGGTATCTGACTGGCACGGCTATCAATGCTGTTAGTGACGCGGCTGGTACGACCTACGCAACCACTAACTTTTTCTACACCAACGCCGATACTATCGATATTGTGCAGTCCGCAGTGTTGACGGTTACGACAGGTGTAGTCAAGGTCATGGTGCTGGCAGCACACGCGGTTCCGTCCGTGTAGTTTTGTGGGGCGTCCCAGTGGCGCCCCTTTTTTTAATGACTATTCCATACTCTGAGCCTCGTTCTGTAGTTCTATCGACTACAACCGTAGTGCCGACGAGCGAGTCACTTATTTTAGAAGCCGGAACTTACATTGTTGCCGCTCCTAAAGATATCAACAAGCAGTTGTCACCACCGATGGGGATTAATCTAATGGCTGAACAAAAGTATCTGCGCAACAAGAACAACGGCGTGATCTTCGTCTATGACGAGGCGCTGGCGACACGTTCCGATATGGAGCCGTACGAGGGTAATGTAGAAAAAGAAAATGAGCGGATCGAGTCTGACGCGACCGCCAATACTGGCACACTTGAAGTTGCAGGCGATGAAAAAGTAGCTCAGGCGGAAGCAACCCAGCCATTTGCAGAGGATTCAGGAAATGACGGACAAGACGAAACCGAAACCCAGAATGACGGCGGAAATGAGAGCAATGGTGAGGTCGGCAGTAAGAGCCGAAGTGAAGGCGAAGATGAATCCGCCGAAGGACCGTCCGAGGAAGAGAGGCTAGATAAGATTACCCGTATCGCTAATGCGATTGATAAGCTTGATCCCGATGACTATAACATGTCAGGCAAGCCGAAGCTTAAACCAATCGAAAATATAATTCAAGATAGCGTGTCGGCAACTGAGCGGGATAGAGCAATGGAACTGCGTAACGCGTAATGGGCACCATTACCGCCAAAACCCTGATTACCCGTGTCTCGCACACGATGCAGGATTATAACAATACGCACTGGCTAATCCCCGAACACCTTGATTACCTGAACGACGCTCAACGCCAGCTTGTTATATATATTGCTTCTGCATGCACAAAAAATGAGCCGCGTAAGTTAGAGCCTGGGACATTGCAGACAATCCCGGCAGAGGGTTACAGGTTCATCAAGGGGCATAGAAACATGGGGTTGTCTGGCGCAACACCGGGCCGCGCTGTAAGGGCTGTTGATTACGACACACTAAGCGATGCCAATCCGGATTGGCACACATCTACGCCCGCTGATGTTGTTCTGGAGTATGCGTTCGACATGAACGATCCAAAGAGATTTTATGTCTGGCCGCCACAACCTTCGTCAACGCACTATTTGCAGATTACCTATAGCTGCACACCAACCGTTATTGCAGGCGTGAACAGTGTGATCACAGTCGATGACGTGTACGCGAATGCGATAATGGAATATATGGAATATCGCGCATGGCGTAAAGGCGGCAAGGACATGAACATCGCAAAGTCTGACGCAGCCTTTACGCAATTCGCCAATGCGCTTGGGTTGAAACTACAGTCCGACCAGATGATTATTCCTGGTAATGCGGTGGTTACAGAGACTGAAGAGTAATGGCTTTCTTAGATGACTTCGTACCACTGGTAAGGATGGAGGCACAGAACGTACCAATCTTCACGATGCGCCATGCGATCTTAATGGCATGTCGTGAGATGTGCGAGAACTCTCATATCTGGAAAGAAACCCTTGACCCCATATCGTTAGTTGCGGACGTTGAGGAATACGATATTGAGCAGCCAAACGAGGCAAGAGTGTTGATGTTGTATTCCGCGCAATGCCGTGACAAGGATCTGGACTTCAAGACGGAACAACAGATGCGAGGCAACTGGCGAACGCTTACAGATACACACCCGAAAATACTGATTCAGGAAAATCCGACAACCTTTCGGCTGGTTGGTATTCCCACTGAGACAGTAAACGAAGGCATAACAGGGCTTAGGGCCGCCGTACAGCCCGCCATAGGCGCGACTGAGGTAGGCGACATACTAATGGATGAATACGCTGAAATGATTAGCTACGGAGCTCTGGCGAGACTGCAAAGAATGCCGGGCAAGACATGGGCGCAACCTGAGTTGAGTCAGTATTACGATGGCCTTTTTCAAGGCGGTATTGGCAATGCCAAGATGCGCGCATGGAAGGGTTACGGTAAATCTGAGCTGCATGTGCAACCCATCAAACTAAATGGTGCGCCATGAACGATGCTGATAGGTTGAGTCTGCGCCGCGTAAATCTGACTATCTACCAGGGAGAGACTTACAAGCATACGTTCCGTTATCGCGACGAATTTAATCAGGTTATCAACCTTGAGGGTTGGTCTGCGAGGTTGCAGGTACGTTCATCGCCGTCGTCAGAACTCATCTTGTATACAGCAGCCGGACATATGACTGTTGATGGCATAAGGGGCGAAGTTAAGCTGGTTATTCCAGCAACGGTGACTGCGGGGTGGACGTGGCGCAGCGGTGTATACGATTCGGAAATTTTCTTCGATACAGAGGTAGAGAAGTTCGTCTATGGATCGGTGCGAGTGAAGCCTGAAATAACCAGATAAACATGCGAGCCGCTGATGCGGCTTTTTTTATGGTCGCTTAAACGCGGCTTTTTTTATGCCTGAGGAAAAAGTAGATGGCAGCCAAAAGCGATTATTTGGAAGATAAGATTTATAACCATGTGCTCCGCAATACGGCGTATACCTCGCCGACGGGGACTTGGATTGCGTTATTCACAGCAACAACGGGGCTTGAGACTAATTCGCCATCCGCTGAGGTGTCAGGCGGTTCTTATGTGCGCTTGGCTGTAGGTGCTGCGACGGGAAGATCATTTACTGCATCATCGGGTGGTGCGGGGAGCAATACTGAAACCTGGGAGTTCGTACAGGCGACGGCGAATTGGGGGGTTATTACCCATATTGCGGTTATGGATGCGGTGACTGTGGGCAATGTGTTGTATCACGGTGCCCTTACTTCGGCTGTGACGATCAACACCAACGGCATCTTCCGGATTCCTCTCGGCGATCTAGATATTACGGAAGCGTAGTTATGGTAGCGGCGGCCAAGCAGGTTCAGTCCCTAGTAAACATCGTGGCTTTAGATGCTAAGGAGATTAAGGCTATCAGCGCGCGCCTAACGGCGTTAAGGACGTTGTACCAGGCCGCATCCCCCAACGTGACCGGTACACCATTGCAGGGAAATTTAACTGCTCTTAACGCGTGGATCGATTCAGTAAACACGGCGGCGGCGGCGGTGGTAACACAAACTATGATTGACGCATACGTACCAACGCATAAGGGAGACGCACTCAATGGCTAGTGGCGATTTCCTGTTCGGATTCTTGCCGGAGCACAACACCCCGCCGGTCGTGAATCCGGCCGTCCCGGTATGGCGTAACAACCATCTGGTGCTGGGATTTAATGACACCACGTCGCAGACAGCCGTGTTTAAATGGGTATTACCAAGCTACTACGCCGGCGGTGGGATTACCGTATACGTGAGCTGGGCCGCCGCAACTGCGGTGACGAATAACATAGGTTGGCGTACTGCGTTCGAGCGCATCGGCGTAAGTCAGGATATTGATGTGGATAGTATAGCGGCGGACAAAACCATTGTAGCCGTGACAGTTAATGCGACTGCGGGTATTCCCACCACCACTAGTATTGGACACCTGAATACCGAGATTGACGGACTGCTGGTGAATGAAGTTTTCCGGCTGTTCGTTACTCGAAACACTGCCGTCGATACAGCGGTAGGGGATGCGCAACTAATCATGGCGTGGGCACGAGAGACTTAACGTGTGGCACGCACATTTACACAGGCGACAAGCGACCGCCTAGCATTTCCCTTCTCTGGCGATAGCACCTCCCGTACGTGGGCGCTGCGTCTATCGTCTGGGGATCAGACAGCCCTTCGTATGGTACTCGCCAAAAGAGGCGAATCAGGGCCAGCGATCGGGCCCGAATATCTACAGATTGGCAACACTGAGTTGCTGCGGTTTACCCGAGGATTCTCGACAACTTCGGGGGCATGGACGGCGCCCGCAATAACGCAAAACGTCTGGCACGCCATTGTTATCACGCACAATGGAGCGTCTACCTCCAACGTCCCGCAAATATATACAGACGGCGTGTCGCAGACCGTCACGACCGTGATTGTCCCCGTTGGCACCATCAACGCCAATGGGTTGAGTTTTAACCTTGGGGCAAGCGCGTCTAGTTCGGCAGACGCCGCGGCGGTGTCGGTGTCCTCGTTCGCGGTCTGGGACCGCATTCTGACCGCGGCGGAAGTTACCGCATGGTCTAACGGCTTAACCGCCGACTACTTCCCAGCTAGCCTGGTGCTCGACGCTGAGCTCGCAGACACCACCATCATGCGTGCGGGCGGCGCACGTCCGACTATCACGGGTACTACCGTATCCGCCCATCCGAAGACCAAGTTCAAACCTGGGCCGTTTGTCTGGAGGCCATCAGCTTCATCTGTAACTTATGTAAATGCCGCTGCATTACTGGCAGGCACCGCCAGTCTAGCGTCGGTTGCGGCTGGTGTTGCCTTAGGCAGTGCGTTATTTAATGGTACAGCGCAGGTTGCTGCCGTTGGTGCCTGTTTAATAAATGCGGGTGCGGGACTTAACGCCGATGGATCATTAGCCGCTAACGGAATACCGCTACAGAACGTAAGTGCGGCGTTAGCAGGTGCCACAACCCTCAGTTCAAGTGCGGCTGGTGTTGCCCCAACAGGTTCTATACTTGGCGGTACGGCAGGACTAGCAGCGCTTGGCGCTTCTCTAATAAACGTAAGCTCGGCTCTTGATGCAAACGCGTCACTTGTCGCTAACGCCACGTCGTTACAACTACAGAACGCAAGTGCGGCACTCAACGCTAGCGCTTCGCTCGCCGCCAGCGCCGTAAGCCCGCATACCGTAAGTGCGCTATTAGCAGGGACTACAGCCCTTAGTTCTAGCGCGGCCAGTCTGTATGCGGGCAGCGCCCTATTGGGCGGAGATGCGCAGCTTACGGCGATTGGCGCTTACGTGCTGAATGGTAGCTCGGCGCTAAATGCTAATGGCTCATTAGCAGCCAGCGGCGCCTCTCTGCTAAATGCCAGCGCGTTGCTACCTGGTAGTTCCACCCTTAGCTCCATCGCAATACACCTTGGCGTAGGCAGCACGCTACTCAATAGCACTACAACACTAACAGCGCTCGCGGCGGGCACAGTCCCAGGCAGCGCCTTACTTGCCGGCACGACGCAGCTTGTCGGCGCACCCGCAAGTGTACTAAGCGCGAGCACAGCCCTTTCTGCAAACGCGATCCTAAGCGCTAACGGCGCTTACGTGCTGAGTGCGAGTGTCTTGCTAGATGGCACAGCAACACTTACGGCAGTCGGTACTAACGTCGTTGGTGCATTGCTCACTGCTGGATCAAGCTTAACCGCAATTGGTGTCGGCATTGCACAAACTGCCGCCGCATTAACTAGCGAATCTTCACTAACCGCCAATTACGCAAGCCTCCTTAATGCGATAGCGCTGTTGCCGGGCGTGGGGTCGCTAACGTCTGTTGGCTACGTTAGTGAAGTATTCAAAGGATCGGCGGCATTAACAGGTCAGGCAAGCCTGTCTGCGCCAGCAGCCGCACTAGTAAACGCCTCGATTGGGTTAACGTCTGCGGCAAGCTTACAGGCAAGCGCACGAGCGATAGCGCCAGTCACAGCAGCATTAAGCGGGCAATCAAGCCTAGCAGCAGCGCCCACAACAATAACTACCGCGAAAGCAAACGTGGGCGGCTCGTCTGCATTGAATGCCTATGGATTGTTAACTCGTTACATGCCTGGGATTTCGACAGTCGTAGTTCGTTATCCGTCGGAGACGACGGTAGTTCATACTAAATAAGGGGACGTTAATGGCAGCTTTTTCGGATTACTTTGAGAACCTCATTCTTAACCATTGGTTAAGGAATACCGCATTCACATCACCAACGAGTACGTGGCTCGCGCTATTCACCGCCACTGATGGACTCGAAACCAACGCACCCACCGCTGAGGTCACCGGCGGCGCTTATGCCAGGCTTGAAATAGGTGGTGCCACTGGTCGATCCTATACCGCGCCGGTAAACGGACTGACAACCAATGGACAAGCATGGGAATTTCCGCAGGCTAGCGCGAGCTGGGGAATTATAAGCCATGTAGCAGCAATGTCAGCCTTGACCGGCGGTAATGTGTTCGCGCACACAGCGCTTACTACGCCAACGTCGATTGGCGCAGGCGACATTGCAAGATTCAATTCAGGGATTATTACAATCACTTTGCAATGAGCATCAGAGTACAGCGAGGCTCGATTAATCTGGGCGTTTCAGCAGCCACAAACACAGCCCCCATATCGGCTGTTTCAGGTATCGGCAAGGCTTTAGAGTTATCTTCATCAAATACGGGCATGGGTGGGTCGGTTCCGAACAATATCACAACCCCGATTTATAACCAGGATTACTTCAGTTCTATTCAGCTTCTTAATGCAACTACGGTGCAGGCAAACAGGGCCATTGCTGGATCGCCCGCACACGTCTTATACCATCCGTTCGAGATTGTCGAATATACGGGGCCAGCGAACGGCGAAAACGATTTCACTGTAAGGCAGCGTAATATTGTAAGGCAACAAGGAACAGCAACAGCGCTATGCCCTGATATAATCACGACAATAGGCACAATGCTTGATTGTGCCGTGGTGCATTCGGGCGGCGAGAATGAAGATCAGTTCCGATCGCATGATAACCATGTAGGAACGCTTGCATTAAGGGCATCCGGCGCGAACTGGGTTGTCGAGTTACAACGCAGTAGCAGCGATGGATCGTATGCGCCAAACGAAAATACCAGGTTTGTCGTTCCTGAATTCCATGGCTCTGCGTGGACGGTGCAGAGGGTAACGCACAACTATTCTACGGTAGGCACCCAGGAAACGGAAACTATTGCATCTGTAGGAGCAATCAATAGAGCCTTTATAATCGATACCTTCCGGACCATAAGCACAAAGTCAGGGGCGATAACCGGGCTTGCTTATATGGTCAACCCGACTACTGTCGGATTCAGGCTAAGTCCGAGCAACGACGTACCTACGTCGTGTGCGCATATCGTTTATGTTGTTAGTAACCCGAACATAACCGCTCGACATTACAGCGGCACCATCCCGGGGACCATGACTAATTCATCGCCGCTGAATATCCCGATTACCGAAGTAGCGGCGATGAATACAACTTTTTCCCGCTTCACAACGATCATAGATCAAGGGGGAGTAACCCCGGCCAACCCGCCACTGAATATCATCTCAGGCGAATTGACAAGCCGCACAAACTATCGGTTAAGACGTTCTTATGTAGCTTCTCCGGGTAATTCCGCGGGTGAATATAGGCTTACGATAGTTGAGATGCCGACTACCACAGTTACTTACATAGACATTGGGGCCGCCTTCGTCTCAAGCGCTGCGATGAGCGGCGCTATTACGCTTAATCTAAAGTATCTGGTGGCTAATTTCATTGCCACGGCGAGCATGACCGCCGTCGGTATAGCGACTAAGCGCCTGGCGGCCAATTTTGAGGCTACGTCAATTATGGATGCCAGCATTACCAATGCGCATAAGAAAATACAAGCGCATGCGGTTTGCAAGTCAATTATGACCGCGCAACTATCCAACGTAATATTACTTGCCGCTAATTTTGTAACCTCGGCGTTTATGGTGGCTGGACGCTCAATCTACAAGGGGGTCGAAGCAAGCTTTGTGGCAACCAGCCAGATAGCCGCAGCGGCAAGTAGAATACAGCATAGGCAAGCCAGCATTGATGGCGTTGCGACATTAACGGCAAGAGGCGTCAATCCTGGGCAGACACCGTTCGCTCATGTGATTGAGACGGTGATAACGAAATACCAGCGCGAGACTACAGTCCATTGAGATACTACGTCAGTAGCGAGCGCGGAAACGACGAGAATGTTGGGTCGATTGACGCTCCGTTTAAGTCGATATTGAAACTCGCTGACCTGATGGAAGCGGGCGATACAGGCTACCTTGATGGCGAGTTTCACGAACAGATTAAACTTGGTGGTATCAATGGCATACCGGGCGGCAGGAACGCACTGCAACAGACTTACATCCAAGGCTGGCCTGACGCTAACAGACCGCTAATCATCGGCGAACAGTGTCTGTATGCTGGCGATCCAGACTGCAAATACATAACCGTAAAAAGCATTGGCATTCAACCTTCTGGTATCGGATGTGTATTCGATATGCCGGAAACATCTGGTGAATACACCTTTGTGGATTTACATATCATTCCAGAATCAAGGTGCCATCACAACATCGCGGCGTTTAGCGGTGGAAAACTGTATTTCACGGGATTAAAGGCCACGAATGCTTACTCAGATAATGTAGTGGCTTATGACAAGTGCGCCGGAATAGAGATTGATTCTTCAGAAATAGACGGCTCACGCGCTGGCAGTAACTTTGCCACGCGAGGTACGGATGAGATTGGCGTTGCTGGCTCATTCAAGATAACCCGAACGACTTTAGACAGCGCTGCCTCTGGTAATGTGGATATAACGACTCGTTGCCTGGCGACCATTGAGTTATGCAGATTGTCAGAAGGCGGGACTCACAACGTCAAGGTAAGCAAGGCTGGAATTGTTGTTCATTATAACCTGATGAGCAACTTCTACGGCGGTGAAAATATATACATCAGTTCAGATGCAAGTGCTGCCATCCACTCAAACATCTTAAAAGAGGCTGATTACGGCGTACGTCTTGGTCGGTACATTAATATCGAACAACAAGGGACCGGCAAAGTTTACATCATTCACAACACCATTGTGTATCAGTCCAGCGCGTGTGTATTTATCGATGAAGATACATCTGATCAGATGTTTGCGGATCAAAATGGCGTGGAAAGAATTCGTCTTGTGCCTCGCGAAGACTATAACTCTGAAGATGGCGATGGTGTCTTCGTCGAAGGATTTGAGAACGAGCTATATATGGATTTGCGATCAGTATTTATCGAAAACAACAGATTTGTATTAGAAGGCGCACGCAGTTATATCAGCATGGAAGGAATTGAATCGCATAGCGAGTATGTTGGGGTCGATGGCAATCGCTACTTTGGGTCGACTTTGTATGATGCGTGGGGCGGCACGAGCTTCGAGGACTGGCGAAACACTGGCCGCGATGAGCATAGTGGCGAAGGGTCTGATCCTGTGTTTTCTGACCCGTTGAATGACAACTTTAGCGTTAGTAACATTGCTGATAAATTTGCGGGCATTAAGCCTTCCACGATAAATGGTGTAGAGATACGCGCGCTTGTGCATCCTTTCTCGCTCAAGCAAACGCGACCACACGACAATACGCCTGGTGCGTTCGCTTTTTCGGAAAACTAATTATGGCAACCTGGGAATATGATTTTACTAAAAGCATCGCAACTAACATCAGCTTAGGGGATGGCTCCTCTAATAAAAGAGTGCATTACGATCCGACCAAAAAATTCAATGGCCGACTCCATTCTCTTTCTGTTGACTTGAATGACAAAGAAGAAAGAAACGACTTAATGTGGCGATCCAGTCCTACTACTAGCGGTAAATGGTTATTTAAGGAGGGAGCCGACTTCTGGTGTGGCGTTGTATATTATATAGATACGTGGATAGTTGATAGCGATGTAGACTCTATTTTCAATGTTCACCAAACTAATTTCCCGAAAACCGCAAACTCGGTGGGCAACTGTCAAAGTGGCCCAACGCCATTTGATTTTGGATTGGTGAGTGGTGATCTGAAATGCGGCATGGTATCGATGAAGCTTGGTGGTGGTCAGAAAGGAATTGCTTGTACCGGTACCGCTCAAAATTATCCACGTCACAATGGAGGTATAAGTTATCTGCCTCTTCTGAAAAAGTGGTTCGATGTAACTGTTCATTATCGATTGTCGGTAAAAAATACAGGATTGTGTGAAGCATTTGTAGGCGCAAACCGAATACTTGGGCCTATAAATGCTCCTAACTATTATGGGGATCGAGCAAATGGATACTACTGTAAGCATGGTATCTATAGACCAGCATGGCGATCTGTAAACGCACCGTATAGAGGGCCTATAAAATATCGACAGCTAAACATCGGTAATGTTGTCTTTTCTGACAACGCCAATGAAACTATAACTACGTTCAGAAACAGATTGAATTCGGGAGGAACTGGTGGAGGAGGCTCTGGGCCTGGATCACCA